ACAGCTTTACCAAGTGATGTTGATGACTTTGCTTGTAACATTGTTGGACAAGACGCACATTTATCTTGGAAACAAATACCAGATTTAGATTTAGCTTATTACACAATTAGATATTCTACTTTAACAACAGGTGCTTCTTGGATTAACTCTGTTACATTAGTTGAGAAGGTTGCAAGACCAGCAACTACAATCACAGTACCAGCTAGAGTAGGTTCTTATTTAATTAAAGCAGTAGATAAATCTGGCAACTTGTCTGTTAGTGAAGCAATTATATCTACTAGCTTGTTAGCAGTTGGAAATTTTAATGCAATTACAACACAAACAGAATCGCCTACTTTTTCAGGAACTAAAACTAATTTAAGTTTATCTGGTGGAGAGTTAAGACTTACTTCTTTAGCAAGTGAAGGTATTTATTTATTTTCAGCACCAATAAATTTAGGTGGAGTATTTACATCAAGAGTTACAGCATCAATTACTCAATATGCAGAAAACACAACTGATTTATTTGATAGTGGTAGAGGTTTTACTTTATTTGATGATGCAACAGGTTCGTTTGATGGAGATGTAGCAACATTTACTAATGCACATTTAGAAATTGCAACTTCTGATGATAACGTAACTTATACATCATTCAGAAATTTTGTTATTGGAGATTATACAGCTAGATATTATAAATTTAGAATGAGATTAAATTCTTTAGATGGAGTTTCTACTCCAGTTATTACAGCATTATCAGTTACAGTTGATATGCCAGATAGAATATTTAGTGGAAATGATATTACTTCAGGAACTGGAACATACTCAGTTACCTTTACTTTACCATTCTATTCTGCTAATTATGCAGTTGGTATTACAGCACAGGGTATGGCTACTGGAGATTATTTCTTATTAACATCTAAGTCCACAACAGGATTTAACGTAGCTTTTAAAAATAGTTCTGGTACTGGAATATCAAAAAGTTTTGATTATATTTGTAAAGGATTTTAAATAGATGGCACAACACGATTACATAATTTCTAATGCTACATTCCCAGCAGTAAGAACAGACATTAATAATGCACTATCAGCTATTCAAACTATAAATTCGGGAACATCAAGACCAACTGGTGCTGTTAGTGGTCAGCTTTGGCTTGATACTACAAATGCAAATCCTACTTTAAAACTCTATGATGGAACATCTGATATATCTCTTGCTACTTTAGATTATACAGCACACACAGTAAATTGGTTAGACTCAACAGTATCAATTACTGGATTATCAACTACTGCAACAGGAACAGTTTTAACACTTTCAGACTCAGCTTCTACATCAACAGTAAATTTAATTATTGATAATCAAAAAGAGATTAGATTTCGTGAGAGTACGGCAAACGGAACTAATTACGTTGGACTAAAAGCACCAGCTTCTTTATCTGCTGACTTAACTTACACACTTCCTTCTGCTGACGGAACTTCTGGTCAAGCACTTATTACTAATGGTTCAGGAGTTCTTTCTTTTACAACTATTTCCTCAGGTACATCTTGGCAATCAGTTCAAACAACTGGATTTACTGCTTCTGCTGGTAAAGGTTATCCTTGTAATACAACTTCATCAGCTTTTACAGTAACACTTCCTGCTTCTCCATCTGTTGGAGATTATGTTCAAATAGTAGATTACGCAGGAACTTTTGCTACAAATAATATTACGTTAGGTGCTAATTCAAATAAAATTAATGGAGTAGTTGCAAATAAATTATTAACAACAAATAGAGAAGCTGTAACTATAACATATGTAGATTCTACACAAGGTTGGGTTTCAACTTCTGCTACAAATTATGGAACGGTATCTTTAGACCCAATTCCTAATGATATAGATTATTTAGTAATAGCTGGTGGAGGTTCTGGTGGATATTGTGGTTACCCTAGTGGAGTAGGTGCTGGTATGGGTGGAGGAGGTGCTGGTGGATATAGAACTGGTACTTATTCAACTGTTCCTGCAGGAATTGCAATTACAGTAACAGTTGGAGATGGTGGTGCAAATGTTACTGGTAATTATGTAAGAGGAAATTCTGGTTCAAATTCTTCAATTTCGGGTTCTGGATTAACTACAGTTACTTCTAATGGAGGTGGAGGTGGAGGTGCAGGTAGCTCTAGCACAGGTTTAAGTGGAGGTTCAGGAGGAGGTAGTTCAAACAATAGTTCCTCTGATGTTGCTGGTGGTTCAGGAAATACACCTAGCACATCTCCATCTCAAGGAAATAATGGTGGGAAAAACACTCACCCTTATTATTCAGGTGGTGGTGGTGGTGGTGCTGGTGCAGTAGGTGGTTTTGCTTCTTCAGGAGGAGGAGCTGGTGGTGCAGGTTCTTCTTCATCAATAACGGGAAGTTCGGTAACTTATGCAGGTGGAGGTGGAGGAACAGACATTTACAATGTAGGTGCATCAGGAGGAACTGGAGGTGGAGGTGCAGGAGGAAATACTGGAACTGCTGGAACAGCAAACACAGGAGGAGGAGGAGGAGGTGGAGGTGCTGGTGGAAATTCTGGTGCTGGAGGAAAAGGAGTTGTTATTTTAAGTGTATTAACTTCTTTATATTCAGGCACATCAACTGGTTCTCCAACAATTACAACATCAGGAAGTAAGACAATATTACAATTCAATGGGTCTGGGAGTTACACAACATAATGGCTAGTTTTGCAAAAATAGGATTAAATAATAAAGTAATTGAAGTTCAATCAATAGTTAATGAAGTTTTACATGACTCAAATGGAGTTGAACAAGAATCTATTGGTATAGATTTTTTAACTAAATTAACTGGTTGGGCTATTTGGAAACAAACATCTTATAACACACATGGTGGAGTTCATTCTTCTGATGGAACACCTTTAAGAAAAAATCATGCAGGTATAGGATATACTTATGACGAAGATAGAGATGCTTTCATTCCACCTAAAACTTTTAATTCTTGGGTATTAAACGAAGATACTTGTCTTTGGAACGCACCAGTTGCTTATCCACAAGACGATAATAAATATACTTGGAATGAATCAACATTGACTTGGGATATAGTAGAAGTATAGTATTTTAAAAAAAAGGAAGGTATATGTCGGAAACAATCAAAGAACCTAAATTTGAAAATTCATCTTGGAATTTTGAATTAGATCAGATTAATCTATACGCATTTTGGAATAACGCATTTTCAAAAGAAGAATGTCAAACAATAACCAATATAGCAAAAGATAAAGGCTTAATTGAAGGAAAAACTAGAGGAGAATCTGACGTAAGAGATTCTAAAATATCTTGGTTATATCCAGTAGATAAAATGGATTGGGTATTTCGTAGAGTAACAGACATCACATTAAACCTTAATGAAAGATTTTTTAAATTTGATTTATTTGGGTTAAACGAGGGATTTCAATTCACAAATTATGAAGCACCATCTGGTAAATATGGTAAGCATGTTGATAGAGGAATAAATACTTCTGTTAGAAAATTATCAATATCTATTCAACTTACAAATCCTGAAGAATATGAAGGTGGAGAACTTAAACTATATGATGGTGAAGAAGAAGGAAATGTAATGAGTAAAGAACAAGGAACATTAGTTATATTTCCATCTTATGTATTACACGAGGTTATGCCAGTAACTAAGGGTGAAAGAAATTCATTAGTAACTTGGGTAACTGGAAAACAGTTTAAATAAACTTAAATTGTGATAAGATCATAATATGATTACATTTATACTTGGAACTATCTTAGGAGTTTATCTTGGTTGGAAGTTTGAACCAACTATAAACGACTTTATAGAGTCAATTAAGATACATTTAAACATCAAATAGTCTTGAACTTCTTGGGTTGCAACATTATATGTTGGCAATAACAAACTGAGATAACAATGCTAAACTATTCAGACTTTAAGAATTATTGGACTAAGTTCTACGCAGATGCTTTTGAAGATGCTAAAAGCTTTTGGAAGAACTACGCAGATTCAGTAGAAAAATTCTATAAAAAATAACTTTATCTTTAGATAGGTATTT